TGTCAAGTGTGTTCGTGACGGCGCCGCCTGCGCGGATACCCCAAGAACGAACACCGGTTTCCAACAGGTTTAATACGGCAGAACCGCCTGTTCCCGCGACGGATAGTTTGTACCCCGGCGAACTCGTCCCAATCCCCAGCCCCGTGCTGTCGAGGCGCATGGTTTCGGAGTTGTTGACACCGAAAACAATTGGATAGTTTGAGTTGTGCCAAAGAGCCAAGCCATACGCGGCTCCAGTTAGCCCACCTGTCGAACTGTCTAATCCAAAATATCCGCTGCCACCATTATTGGTTGCCTGAAGCAGTGAGTTATTTGTATTTGTTGACGGCGACACTTGTATTCGCGCTGCCGTTGCTCCGGCAACCAATGTCGTCCCATCAAACGTCAGCGCACTCCCCGACGAAACAACCTTGCTGCCGTTGAGGTACAGGACGCCGTTGGCGGTGCCAAGCGGCATTTCTACCGCACGCGGGAACGTGTAGCTGTCGCCGGCGCCTGGGGCACGCAGTTGCGGCGTTGCGGTGTCAAGTGCAATGACTTCAAGAGCGGACATGATGATTCCTTAAACGTTGTACGCAGAGCCCGCGCTGTTTAGCACGGTGTAGGAGACTTGATAGAGCGTGTTAACGCTGTCGCGGGCGGCAAGCGGAACAATCACAGTGTTGCTGGCAGCGTCTTCTACTGGAAGCTGGTCAATCAGATTGAATGACGTTCCGTCACTAGACAAAACAGTTGTCGGTACGACATACGATGTTCCGTCACTGCTTAAAACCGTCAACGGCAGCGGAATTGCGTATTCGTTGCCAAGCGAATCCGCAACGTTAATAAAACTGCTCGGCGGAGAAGGCGGTAGCGCTCTGCCAAAGCCGGCAGCGGAGCCTAGCCCAACTGGCAAGCCGTTGCGAATTGGAACGCCAAAGAACGGCATGGTACGACTCGTTTACTGAATATTGATTGGTTTGGCGTACACAGCGCCGCTGCTAGCAACCTGAATTGCGCTTACGCGCCACGGCGCTCCGGTGCCCTGCGGCACAGCAAACGGAATCGGCGTGTTTGCCGGGATCGGCGTGTCGGCCGTGGTGGCGGTAACGCCTTCGCCAACGCGGATATAAGCGGCGGTAGTAGACCACACCACTACGCCCTGGGGTCCGGCGTTCCAACCCGTGGTGCTGCCGGCCGTGCCGGCGTACGAGGCGGTCTGGGCCGCAAACGCGGCGTCGTTCAGGGGCTTCAGCAGTTCCACAGTGTGTCCTTTCGCGGCGTCAGGCCAGGAATTTCAGCTTGTACAGGGTGCTGTAGAACAGCGCCAAAATCTCGTCGATGATGTTCTGCAACGGCGTGCATTCCTTCTCAACAACGTTGTAACGTTCGGACATGATCGTCTCCACCATGTCCTCAAGGAATTCCACCACGTTGTTCGTCTTCTTGGCTGACTGAAGTTCAATCGGTCCGATCAGGCCGTACTTGCCCTGATACGCCTCGGCAAAGTCGTCAGCCAGTTCAATGATGCCAATGTAGAACTTGTTCAGCGCCTTGTGCTTGGCGTAGGAACGGGTGTTCAGATGCACGCTGTGCGCGACATCTCGCGCCAGAAACAGGTTGCCGATAAACGCTTCGCAACTCATACCGGCACTCCTTCAACTGGCGGCATATTGGGCATCTGGCCGCGCATTGCCACAGACATATCACCTACCGTCGCAATGTCGCGCATGGTCTGCATAACCACTTCCTGCACTTGCTCCGGCGTCATGCCGGTCTGGACAGCTTGCAAACGGCGGGTTTCGGCTTCATAAGCCTTGATCTCAGCCTCAGACTCGGCCTTGAACGTGTCAATGCGCATCTTCTGCGCTTCCATCGACTGGGCGACATTTTGCAACATCTGCTGCATCGCGCCCATCTCCTGCATCAGCGCCTGGATCTGCTGATTCGCAGCCTGCAGCGCAGGGTTGTCCTGATCCTGCAGCAGCTTCGGGTCGATGGTCTTGCGCAGGCGCTCCGCCAGTTCCTCAGACCCCGGCCAGTCCATGTTCTTCACGAACAGGTCGCCGGCCACGGCCCACAACTGCGGCGAGCCCTGCAAGATCTGCGACATCGCGTCCATCGCCTCCTGGCGCTTCGTCAGGTACGACGGACCCGTAGTCACCACAACGTCGTACTTGCCAACGCCAGGGTTGTAGATTTTTTCGATGACGACGCCGGCCTCGTCGCGGATCTCGCGCACAGGCTCCTGCTGCATCGGGTTGATTTTGGCCATGCCGGTCTGGCCGTCGATGCCGATGATGCGCGCAATGCGCTGCGTGTCGTAAATCTTCGGAATCAAATCAATGATCTGGCGCGTCACATGACGTATGGCTCGTGCCAGATTGTCCACGTAGTGATACGTGCCTGTGTCACTTTGAGCCTGACGAGCCAGAATAGCGCGGCCCGAACGTTCGTTGGAAGTCGCGCCGAGGGAAGGGTCGTACTGGCCCGTTGTGGCTTTGATGTCATCCGCAGCCCCCATCTTGGCCGCAATCAGCCCCTGCTGAGCCATCGGCGGCTGCGCACGCTGCGGCAGCGGGAACGCGTTGCCAGCACCGTCCGTAGCGTCTGGGTTGACCTCCAGATACGGCCAGTTCTGCGTGTTTGCCGTGCGCCACTGCTGCTCGTAGCCCTCAAACTGGCCACCGTAGCCGATGAACGGAGCCTTGGGCGCCAGCGCCAGCATCTCTGCTTCCTGCGACACCCAGTAGTTGTACATCCGCTGCGCGTCCTTGGCGTTGCGCACCAGGCCGCTGATGTGAATCTCGCCGTCAACTTCAAACTCGTTGCCGATCACGCGGATAACCGGAATCCACTTGCCGGCCCAGTCCTGCTCTTCCAGAACCTCAAAGCCGTTGGTCTTCATCCACTTCACGCGCTTTTGCGTCGACTCCCGCGTGCGAATGGGCTCCATGCCCATCATCTCCATCTGCTTGGCCTCGGGCGAGTCCGCAAACGCAGTGACGCCGCCAGGGTACATGTTCAGCGTGGCGCGCTCTTCAACGATGTAGAAATACTCGGCGATCCGAACGGTGTTCTCGTTCAGCCAGTACCCCATCGAGCCATCGCCCACCGCAGACGACTTCAGCGACGTAATCGGCGTCGCGTCGGGGAACATCCGCTCAAACTCTTGCGTCGTCAAATCCTGCGTGATAAAGCAATACCGCGCATCCGACCCGCACGGGTCTTGGATCATCGGGTCCATGTACACGCTGAACGCATTGCGGATGCGGCCTATCCGAATATCCTGATCGAACGTGTTTTCGTCGCAATACTCGGTCAACAGGCGAATAAAACCCTCGCCAAACGTAACCTGATTCTCGCAGGCAGTGTCGTATGCCACGTCGGCATCGGACATGTACTCAATATGCCGCACGATGCCGTCAAAAATCTCCGCAACCTGCGGATCAGCGCGATCGTCGGCAGGAATGACCTTGCCGGAGGGCCGGTTCTGGCGTTGTTCGTTGGTGACCGTTCTGACGTGCTGCGGCAGTTTGTTAATCGTCAAGCACGGCCTGGCGTTCACCGTTTGGCCCTGCACGCTGCCACGCGTCGCAAGCACGTCCTGCGGCCACTGCCAGTTGTTGTCCGGGCTGCCGGCCATGAACCGCAGGTCGTCCAGTTCCGCAGAGCGCGAATTGCTGTACGCAGACTGCGCCATTGCCATGCGCTTGCGCATCTCAGCAAGCACATCCGTGCGGTCCGTGCCGCCGTTGGCTATTTTGCGCGCCCCGACGACGCCGTTATCGGTTGCCATGCTGCGTTACTTCTTTTTCGCGGGCTTTTGGGCCTCGCGCTTCGTAGAATACGCAATGGCCACAGCCTGTTTCTGCGGCTTGCCGTGCGCCATTTCCGTCTTCACGTTCTTGCGAAACGCCTCTTTCGACGCAGATTTCACCAGCGGCATGGTCATTTTCCTTTCTTGGCAGTCTTCGCAGACTCGCGGAATGCTTTTGCCGTAGGCGCGCCTTTGGCCCCAGGTTTGCGCATCTTTTCGCCGCTGCCGGCCGCAATGCGCTCGCGTTTGGCGTGGATTGCAGCATACAGGCCGGGGTCGCCGGGTTTTTTTTGCGGCATGATCAGCACTTCCAGCGTTTCATGGCGGCCTTCGCGCGGCTGCCGGGCTCGGATTTCGCCGCAATCGGGGCCATTCTCGCGCAAAACGACGCCTTGCGGCCCTTATCGGCTTCCGTTTTTGGGTTCGGCGCCGGAGCCTTCAGATTCGACCCGGTTTCGCGGTTGTATTTCTGGCGACCCTTTTCCGTCAACCCAGCGCCACGGCTTGCGGGCAACTTCTCGCCTCGGCCTACGCTCAGGGATACGGACTTCTTCGCCACAACCGGCCTTTCAGTGAGCCATCCACCCGGCAGACTGCATCGCGCCGCCGTACGACGACACCGTGCGCGTCTGCGCTCTGGCATTGTACTCCCGATGATATACCGGAAACGCGAACGTGCAAGCCAGTGCGTCCGCAGCGTCCGGGCTGGCCAGGCCGCGCTTTTTCATCTGCTCCTTCGTCTCCAGCGCAATCGCCCCAGACGAGTCAGGCCGCGTCCTCGGGCCTGTGAGATCCTTCTTCAGCGCGCGATCCGGCTTCAGCGACGCAGTTTTCAGCCACTGCCGCATCCCGCCCCAGAGTTCTGCCCGCTTGTTCTGGTACATCACCGGGTTCTTGGCCTTCCAGCCAAAATTCACCCCGCGCACCATCTTATAGCGCTGCTCCGTCAGCCGATCCAGCACGCCCGCGCCGAGCCCACCCTCGTCCACCACCACCAACGTGGGCCGGTGGTCCTCGATCGCCTCAATGACGTGCCCCACCACGGTCATCGTGTCATCGCCCCGGAACCTCCGGATCTCCAGCAGTTCGCGCCCGCGCCTGGCCACAATAATCGTGGAATCCGTCCCAAACCGCGCCGGGTCTACCCCTAGCACCACCGGCGCCTCGGGGTCGCGCTCGGCCGCACGGCTCATCGCTTCGTCCACCAGCCGCATCGGGATGAACTGGTACTCGTCGGCCCCCGGAAACTCGCCGTACACCTCGACCATCGCCTGCGGCGAGTCCTCGCCGTACTCCGCAATGATCTGCTCGTACACGCCCTTGTCGGTATCCTCAACCGTTCTGGCGTCAATATTCAGCGTTTCCCAGAAATCCCGCTTGGCGTTAAAACACTCGAAAAAATACCCCGAGTTCCGTCGTGGGTTACTGAACGCGCACCAGAACCTGTGCGGCGTGTTTTCCGTGAAAAAGCCTGCAGCCACAGACCAAATCGAGTCCGGGATACCGCTGGCCTCGTCGAACACCACCATCATGCCGTCGTCGTTGTGAGCCCCAGCGTAAGCATCCGGGTTTTCCTCGCTCCAGAGCTTACCCTCCGCGCCCCAGTACCGCGTGCCCTTTTTCAGGTCGCGCTCCACCAGTTCCGTCAGCCACTTCGCCGGCACGATGCGCGTGGCGCTGATCTCAAACCAGTGCGAGTGCATGATCATCGCCAGCCACTTCGTGATCTCGGCCCAGGTCACGCTTCGGAGCTGCGCCTCGCTGTTCGCTGAGACGATTACGCTGCTGCCAATCCGCGTGCTGAGCATCCAGAGCACCAGCCAACTGACCAGCGCCGACTTTCCGATCCCCCGCCCCGAGGCCACCGCCAGGCGCATCACCTCGTACATATCCCGCGACCCGTTCGCCGCAATGTGATCCCGGATCTTCCGCAGAATCTCCCGCTGCCAGCGTCGCGGGCCGGTGCGCTTTTCCAGCGGCGTACCGCGCTCACCCCACGGCAGTGAAAACATCACCCACGCCTCAGGATCGTCGCGGAGCTTGGCGCTCCACATACGAGCCATGAGATTCTGCTCTTCCTGCGGGGTGTATTTCGGGGTCTGCATTTATATCGGCGCGTATCGGCGCGTATTGGCGCATATATTCGCGCCGCTCACACTTCAGCCCCCAGTGATTCCCGCGCCAGCGGTTCAGCCCGCGCCAGCATCTTCGGCTCTACGATTACCGCATCTTCGATCGCCTGCACGCGTTTCTGCGCCTGCTCCAAGGCCGCAGTGATCGATATCTGCTGGCTCACATCTACCTGGATGCGCTGCGCCGCAGTCCAATCACATTTATGCCTGAGAAACTCCAACGCCGCCTTCGCATCTCCATTCTCTGCGGCTTCGAACACCACGCGGGACATCGACATCTCACTGTCGGCGCGACCCTTCATCTCGGCAATCTCCGCCGTGCGATCCATCAGCTTCAGCCGCGCGAACTCCTCCGGCAGCAAGCCCGCAGCCAGCGCCAACGATTCACCTTTCAGGCCGAGTCTGGCGCCCTCATAAATGCGCTCCAGCACCGCTGGGGTGGCTTTTAGCTCTCGGGCGCGGATGGGTAGGTCGCGGAACATGGTGACGTCAGTGTAAGCCAAGGCTCCAACAAAAACGACGCGGGAATTCACGCGCAGCGTGCGCGCAACATCGCCTAATGATAGCAGCAGAGATAAATGCCGGAAGGGGTGTTTTTATCATTCAAAAAATTTGTACGGGGGGTCCCTGACCTTTTGCCGCCCCGCTCGGACCCCACCGGGGGGCCTCCGGGGGCCGGGGCTCTCACCCGCCGCTCCCGCTCGTCGCGTCATGCTGCACTGCACCATCGGCGCGCTCGGGGTCTTGGTGGCCGTCGTCGCGGTCATGGTCCCGATCGAGCGGCGACCGCTCGGGGCCCGTCCTGGTCCTGCCGGCAGCGCGTCAGCGGGGGGGTCTGCAGTGTCCGGCGGGGTCGATCGGGG